AAAAAATTATCTATAAATCATCCAGATGTTCTAAATAATACAGTAAAACATATTAATTATAATCCTGAATGTAAAACACGATTACTAGAACAAGAGATAGCAGAACAAAAAGAAAGAAACAATGGTTTAACAGATAAACAAGTTGCATGGAAGGTAAAAATAGCTAAGTTGGCTAAACAATATCCGAATTTAGAATCCTGGCAACACGGCAGAGAGAAATTTAAAGAACGAATGGCAATGAAAGATTTTACTGAAAAAGAAAAAGAACTGTACTATGAACGACGCTCTAAAATTGTAAAAGCAAATTGGGACTCTATGACACCTGAACAGCGACTTGAAAAATGTGGTCCTGGATTGCGGGCTCGAAATGCTCGTAAGGTATGCCCACACTGCGGAATAGAAACAAATTTAGGAAATTATACAAGATGGCACGGAGATAATTGTAAAAAGGCATCAGCAACATGACAATAACAATGTACCAGGATACTACAGATTATATTAAAACTACTAGTCGGGAATATTCCATATATGTATGCCAAAACCGCGGCATTCCTAGTATCAGTGATGGTCTTAAAGATGCACAACGTAAAGCTTTATTTGTTATTAAACCAATTAGTGAAAAAATTAAAACTATTTCTTTAGCAGGATCAATGATATCAAGCGGTTGTTACCTCCATGGTGACGCAAGTGCTGCTGATACTTTAAGTTTAATGGCTGCTACGTACTGTAATAATGTCCCGTTCTTGCAAGGCATTGGTGCATTTGGTACCAAGGTTGGACCTACTGATTGGGGTGCTCCTCGTTATACCTATCTCAAAAAGAACGGCATAACAGAGGCACTAATATATCCTGACTACGATATTATTCCACTAAAAGAAAACTATGATGGTTCAGTATTAGAACCCAAGAACTTCTTACCGCTTGTACCTCTGGTGCTATTAAATGGTATTAGTGGTATTGCTGTGGGTTGGAGTACAGAAATACTACCACGCAAGTTAGAAGATCTAATTGAATCATGTATTAAGGTATTAGACGGTAAGAAGTTTGATCGACTGATTCCAACATATGATTACCTTGATTGTAAGACTCGTAACCTGGGCGGCAATGCCTGGGAGTTTACTGGTAAAGTCAGACTAGACGGCAGCACAGTTTGGGTTGAAGAATTGCCACCTGATCTAACACTAGAAAAATTCAAAGCACGTCTTAACAAAATGGAAGACGATGATCAAATACAAACTTACATTGATCGCAGTACAAAAGAGATCAAGATTGAAGTACGGTTCAAGCGTGGCACTATTAACGGTTGGACAGAAGATAAAGCAATCGAATTCTTCAAACTCAAGAGTAAAACAACTGAACGATTGGTTGTTCTTGACTGGGACGGTGATAGTATCAAGCAGTATGAAGATGCAGAAATACTGTTAACAGAGTTTGTGGCTTGGCGATTGGGTTGGTATGTAACTCGTTATGAAAAGTTAGTTGCAGATGCTACCTATACACTGTGTTTCAACTTGGCACTTAAAGAGTGTATTGACAAGAACTTGCCCAAGTTTCTACCCACGGCCCAGAATAAAGCAGAAGTAGTTGAACAAATTAAAACCATATGTAACAAGGCTAAGATACCACTTGATGATGATCAAATAGAACGTATTGCAAGTCTACCCAGCTATCGCTGGGCCCGGGATGCATATGATGAAATAGCCAAGCGCATTGCAGAGTTGACAGCTACTATTGCAGACTACCAAGACATACTGGGTGATCCCACCAGACAACGAGCAATTTATAAGAGTGAGTTGCAAGCACTAAAGAAACTGCCAAAGATAGATCGTTAAATAATTCTATAAATATCAGTATGAGAGCAAGTGACTTGAATCCAGATATACACAGAGCAGCAGGTTGTCTTATACACGCTCGTGATACCAACAATTGGTTGTTTGTTCTCCGCGGTGAATATGTGGACAATCCGCATACCTGGGGCATACCTGGTGGTAGAGGATCTGCCAGAGAAGACTATGTAACCACAGCAATCAGAGAAACCCTTGAAGAAATCAACTATGATGTTGCTGATTGTCCTATGAAAATGATTTATGCTCTCAAGACCGAGTGGCCAATGAGCATTTACAAAGTCTATGCAGTTCAAGTTGAAAAACAATTCAAGCCAATACTTGATTGGGAGTCTGCTGAATATAAATGGTGCGGGTTAGACGACCTTCCAACTCCCCTGCATTGGGGACTAGATGCCATGTTAAACAGCGATAAGTCAGCTGAAATTCTACATGAATGGTTAGAGTCTCTGGTCTAGGCATTGACAATCAATACAATAGGTTATAAGTTAATACTAGTTAATTTCAATAGGAATAGTGTTAATGCAGCCGCATGAGTTAAAAGAATTACGAGAACTACTAGCACCGGGCAAAAAAATCATTGTTGGAGTCAGTGGCGGTGTTGATAGCATGGTACTAGTTGACATTTTACACAGAAATCGCAATTATTTTCAAAAAGATTTCAAGGTGTTACATGTGGATCATCAAATTTCTCCAAATTCAGCAACTTGGGCCAAGTTTGTTGAAGATTACTGTATTGAAAGATCTATTCCCTGTGAAGTTGTGCGAGTAGATGTCAAGCAGTTTGGAAACAATTTAGAACGTGCAGCCAGACAGGCTAGATATCAAGCATTTACTGAGCAACACTCTGATATGATTGTACTTGCTCACCATTCTGACGATCAATGCGAAACCTTTTTCTTAAAATTATTCCGAGGCAGTGGATTAAAAGGCCTACGCTGTATGACCAAAACTGGACCAAGTTGGATCGATCCACAGGTATTATTAGTAAGACCTTTGTTGAATTGGGACAAGGATAGAATTAAAAATTATGCTGCAGATAATCTGGTTCCCAATATTGAAGATGCTAGTAATATGGATACAAATTTTGATCGTAATTGGATCAGACATGAGTTATGGCCTGTGATTATAGAACGCAATGAGATCGCAGACATTAACCTACATCGCTCTATTGCGTTGATTAACGAGGGTTGGGAACTGACACAGGATCTGGCACGTATTGATTTAGAGTCATGTTCTAACAGTGACGGATCGTTAGATTGGCGTAAGGTCAAATTATTATCCAGACGTAGATTAAAGAATTTACTTCTACATATTTTAGATCAAAATCACATCACAGGGTTTAGTACACATCAAGTTGAAGAGTTTGCAAAAAGTCTTACGGTGGCTGATTTAGATTCCAGAAATGAATTAAAAATCAAGAATTTTGTAATGAGGAAACACGGCAAGAAGATTGTGTATGAGACTGTGAATTGTTAATATAGTAGTTAATGAGCTCATTGAGATGGTAAATATCCAACGAGCTCTTGCATAGATTGCTGTTTTTTCAGTGTTTTATGCAGTGTGTGCGGGTTAAACAAAGGATATACACAAGCCTGCACAGATGTTGATCGATGGCAAGACAACATCTTTGGGTAGACTAACACGCGAATTAGTTCTACCTCTTTGAATCTCACCCACCAAGAGATTCTGCGTCGCAATTCCGCGGCTTTAAAATTGAGGAGAGTGAAATGAAGACAGGCAAGAGAAGCCTTATGAGTACCTTTGTAGCAGTTGTGGGACTATTTGGTCTTGCAGCATTTGCAACAGAAGTACAGGCAAGGCCCTATCATGGCCATCATTATGCGCGACACGCTGGTCGTGTCGCTGCACCACAGGCACAATGCACTGACTTGTTTGGTGATTGTTCAAACAGTAACGCAACTGCGTCTACTGGCTGGGATCCAGTAAATGGATATACCAATGAACAGCCAACAACCAGAGCAACACGCAAAGCATCAAGACATGCACGTTATGCTGCACCAGAATCTGAGTCAACTGATTCATGGGGCTGGAGCGGTGGTTCTAACGTATTGTCTCGTGCCCAGGCATATATGGGCATGAGCGAGCGTGGTAATCGCGGTTCGTTAACGCGAACACTTGGTGTTGATCCAGCTCGCACCCCTTGGTGTGCAGCATGGGCTAATGCAGTTCTACGTCAAAGTGGTCATAGAGGAACTGGTAGCAATATGGCTAGAAGTTTCTACCGTTATGGTACACCATCAAATGGTAATGCTGGTGACATTGCGGTAATGCCACATCATGTGGGATTTGTTGCAGGTACTTCCTATCGTAACGGACGCAAGTACGTCAGCGTTATAGCAGGTAATACCAGCAATAGAGTTAAGACTGTTTGGTACCCTGCAAGCCGTATAGCTTTTAGAGATCCAAATTAACATAATAACATAAAATCAAGCTCAGTAGCCGGGTCATTATGGTGGTAGATCCGGCTATTTTTTTGAAATCAATGACTTATAACACCCTTGTTTACATACAGATTTCGATTGACAACCCGGTTAATTGTGCTATTATAAGCACATAACAAAGGAGTATACGATGTCAAAGGCGATGGATAAGTTCCTAGATAGAGCAGCACCCCAATTCACCCAAGCTCTCAAGAGCAACGACCCCGCCCAGCGTGACGCTGCGATAGATGCTCTGCTTGTAGAGTTCCTGAATGTAAACAGCAGTAAGCGTAAACCTGCTGCACCTAAACGCAAAGTCCGCAGAGGTATCGGGTCCTATTGACAATACCCACAATGGTGCTATAGTAAACTTATAAACAAAGGAGGCTACTATGTCAAATGTATACGGAGTGTGGTACCGAGCCGGGCACTTTGACGAGTTGCTGGGTTTATTTACTACCATCGATCGTGCCCGTCGTGCTCGTATCCGCTATCTAGAGGCTGATGAAGATCCCGACAATCTCTATATCACTCGCATGGCATTAGATAAGGCTTGTGAGTTCNCATTTGACATCAANGGTGACNTGGTTGACAATGTGGCAAAGTCTGCTAAAGTAACAGCATAAACAAAGGAGCAATGACATGGCTAAACGTAAAGCTGCTGAAGTTCCTATGATTGATGCGAACCTTGTGTGGGCTGCGGCGTGTGCAGCTCTGCGTATTAACGGCAAGTACCTTAAAGAGCCAGAAATTACCGAAGATACAAACACTGTTACGTACCCTAATAAGGTAATAATGCGCGATATCCTGTTTGCTCCAGAATCCATTACGAATGAAGATCGCACTCAAGCAGAAGTTGTGCGCACCTACTGGCGCAACAAGATGATGGAAGTGCTGTCAGGTACTGCTAATCAGTTTACCACACAGGCTATAGAATTAGCCAACCGTACAGAGTTTGCAGCCAATGATTGGTTGGGACTTGCTACAGTTGCATTCCTTCCAGAAGGCTATGTTCGCGGACAGAAGCGCGACGAGCAGCGAGTTAAGAAGCAAGAAGCCACTTTTGGTAGCAACCATTTTGGCAAAATTGGTGAAAAGGTTGTCGGCAACGCCACTGTAATTGAAAGCCGTTACAGTGAGAAGTGGGGTACCCACTATGTTACTGCACAGTTTGGTACCAATGTAATGTTCTTTGCATATCGCAATAAGCTGGAGGATGGTGTTACAATAGCGTTTAAAGGCACAATCAAAGCACACCGCGATGATGGTATTACGCAACTCAACCGTGTGCGGATCTTGTAACAGGAGAGTATAATGAAAGCATTCTTAACCATTAAGATCATGGGTGTCTTATCGGCAGTAGTTGGGCCCATGCCCGACTGGAATGCTTGTACAGCATACCTACCTGACTTTGAAAAACGTGCAGATGCAGTGTTTACAAAACCTGATTATTTGGCTAAACTTCAAGCACAGTATCCGGGTATCAAACGAGAAAACATTGTGCATGAGTGTGTAGAGAGTGATACAAAACCAGTATTCAACAAGTGATAGGGGTTGTGAATGTCTGAAGTTGATAGTAAAGTAGATGTCTGGCCGTTTGTTGTTGAAAACAAACTACCAGATGAAGATTATCAATCTAAAATGGATTTGCCCATGGGCGATCTTGCTACTGCGTTATGGGGCATAGATAGTGGTCCGGAAGGTTTAGAGGATTGGCAGATTGTGGAAATAGCAGCAGAAAAGATCAAACTGTTACAGAAAATGATCATAGCTACAGGATTTAAAGAAGATTTGCTCAAAGCAATCATGGAGGAATAATAAAATGATAAATTGGTTATTTAATAAACTCATGCCGGTCCCTAAGGAACCGTTAGTCAATGGCAAGACACCTGAAGAATTAGAACAAGAACACCTCAACCGAATAGAGCAACAGATTCTCGCTGAAGAAGAAGTTCAAAACATGAGATTTATAATTGCCTTGAGTAAAGAATTATTCCCCGGCGACAACTCAGCTATCGATCGGGTAGAAAAAGCTGTAGAGGCAGCAGTTAAAGAAATTGAAGAATAACTTGACAACTGCACCAAACTCAGCTAAATTTGTGCGATGCAATAAATATCCAAAAACAGGGAGATTTAGCTGTGACAACTGCCCTTGATCAATATCTTCAAGATTGGAATGAAGCCTGTGCATATGCTTATGAGTGTGGTCCAGATCTGGGATTTTTAGTACCACCAGAGCCATGGACGACTCTTGCAGTAGTTGCAGGANTGTGCTACTATGTTTGGAGACATAACGAGCGGAGTATTCAAAATGTCAGAGCTGACAGAGCAGAGAGTCCAGACGCTGATTGATCTTGCTGTAGAATACGCTACCAAACGCAATCTAAGTCCAGTCTCGTATGTAAACGGTATGCTAGATGTAAACACGCTTGGCTCAGCAGATGCTGGTCAGATAGTAGAAACATTGATAAAATACCACAAAGAATGGCTAAAATAATCAACGACTTACAACACCAAAAATAACGGTTGACTAGTCAGCATAAGATGCTATTATATACTCATAAACAAAGGAGAGTTAAATGTCTTCTAAGGCAATGGATAAGTTCCTAGATAGAGCAGCACCCCAATTAGCCCAGGTTCTCAAGACCAACGACCCTGCCCAGCGTGATGCTATGATGGATGCCCTGCTTGTAGAGTTTCTAAATGTAAACATCAGCAAGCGTAAACCTGCTGCTCCTAAACGCAAAGTCCGCAGAGGTATTGGGTCCTATTGACAACACCCGCAAAGGTGCTATTATAAACTCATAAACAGGGGAGCATGATATGACTGACTATTCAGACCTTGTTGAGAGATTGCGTCGTGACGGTATTGCTGCCCGAGACACATTGAAATGTGTGGAAATGGCGCCTACGGTTGACCCAGAAGATGCGCTTAAAGCCGCTGATGCTATTGAGGCACAAGCAAAGCGGATTGAGGAACTAGAGGCTTCTATTGATAAAAACGACGAATGGGTAAAGTGGTTTATTGAGAAAACTGACGCCCGCATTGCGGAACTTGAAGCGGCGCTGAAACCGTTTGCTGATTATTGGGAACCGGGCACGGGACTTCACTGCCAGAATGTGGATACCAAAGAAGTGGGTGCTCGTGCTGCCGCTGATGTGTTCAAGCGGTATGGATTCACAGCCTATGCTGGCTCGAGACTGGACTAAGGAGAACATTGATGCGCAAGACTGTTGCTGCTAGCGTTATTGCTGCTACATTAATATCTGCTGCACCTGCAAATGCCTGGTATGGAGGATGGGGGTACGGCGGTGGTTGGGGATATGGGGG